CTTCACTCTAAAAAAGATATTTTTGTTTAAATAAAAAAGGAAATAATATGTTTAAAAAACTACTGGTCGCGACGGCGGCAATGGCAGTATCTGCGACTACGGTTGCTGGTATAAGCCTATCAGGTTTGTATGAGGGAACACTAGATTCACACGGTGCTTATACACAAGACATAACAACTACAATGAAAGGAACTCAAGGGAATTCAACTGTAACAGTTGTACTTGATAAAGACTTTGCTGTAGACGATATGTATGTCGAAACTACAACAGGTCCACTAACTTTTAAGATTGGTGATTGGTCTGGAGATGATCCAGATTCAACTGTGTTGGGCGTAACAATGAAAGCTGGTGCAATCACAATTGGTCTTAATCAGATCTCTGGTGGTTCAACTACGGTTGATGCATCTGGCGTTGTAGGTGGTATCACAGTCGCGATGACTGATGTAACTGCAACTACAAGAGAAACAACAGCAAGTTATACTGCGGCTGGCGTAACAGCTAAAGTAGTATATAATAAAGTAACTGCTGGAAACAACATCGATACTACGGTATCAACTACTGTTGCAGGATTAACGCTTAGCGCTAATCACGATTCAAATGCAGACGGTACATCTACAAACGAAGGTTCTGTCTCTAAAGACATCCTTGGTTTAGGTGTTGTTAAAGGTACAATGTCTAAAACATCTGCCGGTGTTACAGCTAAATCATTTAGTGTAAAGCGTGGTATATGGACTGCTGATTGGACTAAGACTGGAAGCGCTGATGGCGTATCTACTCTTAAAGCTAGTCTAGCATTTTAAGAGAACTTAGGTGGTATTCACCCACTAAGTAGTAGTAACTCCTGGGGATCTTCTGGGTCCCCAACCTTATTTTATTGGAGAGATCATGAACAACACAAAATTAATGAGCGAGCACTATAAGGACGATGGTAGTGTAGCAAAGATTTATCAAGTAGTAACAGGAATGGACGGAGAACATTCATTCTTTTCGATCACATATAAAGACCCAAATGGTGACAGAATTATGCAAGAGGATTTTCCTTACAAAGCTTTAGGCTATGTTGAAGATGCAGCAGAGAACTGGACTAAGGGTATAAAATTACTTAAGGGGTAACATGTCAACAGATTTTGATTTCGGTTTTACGCTGGTTGATGAGGCAGATTTAGATGTCTCAAAAGAACTGGCATCGGCCACAACTGCTAGTACGTCTGCACAAGACAAACTAGACACACTATATAATGCTATCACACCTCTACTCAATAACTTAAAGGCTAATCCTGAAAGGGAATATATTAAATGGCCTAATAGAGTAGACAAGGTAGAAGCATTTGAAACCCATATATACAAAATATATAAAGGTTAGTATGTACATTGATAGATTCTATGTTATAATAGATGTATCAAACAAAAAATAGGAATACATTATGGCAAGACGTAAGATGAGTGAAGCGCAGCGAGAAGCTGCAGCAGCTAACCTAGCGAAAGCACGAGCTGCGAAGAAACCTGCAACCTATAAAAATATTGCAGCTAATGTTCAAGCACTTGATGATGACCACGGATTATCTCTAGTCAATGTTAAACTATACATCAAAGCTACCAAAGAAAAACTGGCAGTACTACGACGTGGAATTCAAACTAATGAGAGAGGTGCACAAGCTAAGTATGAATCAGCAAGGATCTATAAGAACCATTGTGAAACATATCTACGTGAAGGTGTATGGTCATTAGACTTTTATGGAGAGAATGAAGAGAAGACTATGTATTGGAAAACTCTTAACCCGGCTTATGACAAAGACGGGATACAAAAATAATGGATGATATCAATAAGAAGTCTTTCTCAAGTTTGGTTGAAACATTCGTTCGTACTCATAGAGGTACCAGTTATATAGATTCTGTTATACAGGTATGTGAGGACAACGAGATCGATCTTAGGGACAGTAAGAAACTTATCTCTAAGGAGATTATAGAACACGTTGAGTTCGAAGCAAAGGAACTCAACTTATTACAAGGGGGTAACCCAACTTATGTGTTACCTATATGAGAATGACAGGATATGAGGCCTTCACATTACATAACGCAATTAACCTCCACTTCAATGGAGCTTACGATTGCTTTAAGTATAATTTTAAGACTAACGTAAGTGAAAAGACCTATTGGAAAAGGCCTGACAAATTTGCATTAACAAAGATAGGCAAAAGATTTAAGAGTAGAGATGATATTGTATTGTACTTTGCTGCACATCAAGTAGCAGGTAATAAGTATAGTGGTGATATGATCAGAGACGAAGAGACTTATACTAAGTTCTTGAAGGTTATAGATAGTATGAGTTATGTATTTAGAAATGAATTAGAACAGATTTCAGATGTAAAGTTTGATGATCTCTTGGAAATAGAAGAAACATATCCAAGGATAGTCCAGCTTCATCTTGAAGGGACGGTGTCTTTAGAGACACTGTGTATAGTAAACCGCTTGACTGGGTTTATTAGTAAGGCAAACGAACAGATCACAGAGACTATCTTGTGGCCTGATTTGTTTAAGAAGATATCAAAGTATCAATCTTTTTTGAAGTTTGATGACAGTAAGTTTAAAAATATTATTGTTGATGTTTTCAAATAGGTATGTACTTTTGCAAAAAGTATGTTATAATATACAATGATACAAATTTATAATAATAATTAAAGGAGATAGACCATGAGTTTTGCAGACTTAAAAGCGAAAGCTAGTGACATGAGTTCACTAGTAGGTGCGGCTGGCAGCACCACAAAGAAACAAACATACGGCGACGATCGTATGTGGAAACCCTCAGTAGATAAAGCAGGTAACGGTTATGCCGTTATTAGGTTCTTACCTACAGTCGAAGGTGATGACTTACCTTGGGCAAAATACTGGGATCATTTCTTCCAAGGACCAACTGGTCAGTGGTATGTTGAGAAATCACTTACTACAATTCAGAAGGACGATCCTGTATCTGAAATGAATTCAAAGCTTTGGAACACAGGCATTGAAGCCGATAAGGATATGGCTCGTAGACGTAAGCGTAGGCTTCACTATGTGTCAAACATCTATGTAGTTTCTGATCCTGAAAATCGTGAGAACGAAGGTAAGGTAATGTTATATACATACGGTGCCAAGATCTTTGAGAAGATCATGGATAGCATGCAACCTAAGTTTCAAGATGAATCACCTGTCAATCCATTTGACATGTGGAAGGGTGCTAACTTCAAGATGAAGATTGCTCAGGTAGCGGGATTCCGTAACTATGATCGATCTGAGTTTAGTGCAGCAGAAGTATTGAATGCTGATGACACTGTACTAGAAGGTATCTACAACCAGCAGTTTGCTCTAAAAGAGTTTACTGATCCTACTACATTTAAATCTTATAGTGAGCTTAACCTTAAGTTGACTAGAGTATTAGGTGAGGAGTTGGTTACACGTACTGAATCTGATTATATAGATCAGGACATTGCGGGTGATACAGCAAATGCATCTGAACAAGCTTTCATCAATGCAGATCCTGTTGCGGTTGCAGCAGATCCTGTCGCACGTGCCGACAAGGACAACGATGATACTATGAGTTACTTTGCTAAGTTAGCAGCGGAAGCTTAAGAGTTAAATCTGAGAACCCCCTTAATTGGGGGTTTTTTATTATTGAATCATGCCGTGTTCTGTAAAGGCATTCTTTACTAAGTTACCATACTTACCAGCTTCGTAATTAATAACCTGAACATTATTCACCATTGTCTGGCCAGGTGCATATGATGCTGTAGCAATAGCTCTATTTAATGCTGCTTGATCATAACTTTGAATAAAGCTATCTCGCATAGCTTGGCCACTCTCATTGTCAGCTTTAAACAATCGCATTTGACCTGCCACATAAGTATTACGTGAAAACGGCTTAGGATTCTTAGCATATTTCCATTTAGGTGCACCATTTTTATCCCTAACTACCTGTCCATTTTTCATTACATACTTATCATTAGGATCTACACCAAATGGAACACCAGTCGATGGGTTAAACCTAGTGTTACCTTTAATAGAACTACGAAGTTGATCACTATACTGTATAGCAAGAGCTCCTTGACTTAAGCTTCCCATCGCACCCGCTTCACCAATTTCAACACCAAATATCTTTCTAGCCCAATCAGGTATCATACCCTTAACCCAATTAGCTATTCTTCCAGGGATAGCAGTAACCCATTCCCATACGCCTGCACGGTAATCTGCATCAGTAAACATTTTACCAACAAATCCAACAACATTAGATATTAAATGGAAAGGTGCTGCAACTATATTACGTATGAGATCCATGAAACTAAACTCTTTAATTATATTAAGAACCTTAACACCTAATCCATCACCCTGAATAACACCATCTTCATCTGTTGTTAAACCAAATCCTTTTGTGATTAACCATACCGCAGCATTCTTAACTAGATCAACTAGTCCACCGAGTAGATAACCTAACACACCACCAACACCTTCACCTAAGATTGTATACCAGTTAGAACTTTCTTTTTCAGACTCTGCCTTACCAGCTTTAAATCCTTCAAATAAAGAGAATAATAATGTTACTGGCCATAGAATTCTACCAATAAGTCTAGCAGCAAATCCAACACCAGGAATTTTCATAACACCATTCACAAGACTACCACCTAAAGTTTTCAATGTACCTGCTAATGCTGAACCTGATGCACCTACTGTCCATGCAGCAATCGCAGCACTTATTCTTAATAGAGGAGCCATAATACCACCAACTCTTGATGACACTGTACGGAAAAATCCTTTACCAAATCCTCTAGCCATACCCTGTGGCATCGATCTTGCTCCAGAACCATGTGGATTAGGTCCAAACCTATTACCAAGTTTCTTTCCATCTGGCCCTAAACCAACAGATTTGTATATGCTTGCCTTGAGATTTGCGGTCCAAGTACTTAGCCTTGTCGTAACAGCTAATTGAACTGCACCTATATTAAGGAATTTTATAACTGGCATTTTAGTAGGGTTACCCTTTGCAAGTGGCTTACCATCCTTACCGTATCCAAACCAAGCTAAGAAAGATGTTCTAAAAGCTATTGCACCATTTCTAACTAGAGCATAGTTGCCCATGAACTTACCTATGTTCTTAATACCTTTAAGTGTTTTTAATGCCCATAAGTTATAACCTTCAGCAGCTGCCCAAATTACACCAGCTGTTGCTAAAGCTAAAGTCCATTTAGCTTTATTCCATGCCTCACCAACAATACCAGAATCCTTACCATCTTTACCCATAAACTTTTTCATGCCAGCCACTCCAAGTCCTATTGGATTTGGTGCCTTCTCACGTTTGTTCTCTGCAGCATCACGTCTATCTTGCAATCTCCATTTACTTGCCATGTCTGCACTTTTATCTAATACATTAGCTATTCTTGTTAATAGATCTCTAGAATCTTTTGCTACAGCACCTGTCGGATTATCTTTACGTGCTGAGTCAGTAAAGCTTTTAGCTTGACCTGCTAAGAATCTACGTTGAAAGTCTTGAGCTCCACCAATAATATTATTTTGCCCTTCAACTGCTTGATCACCTTGTGCTGCTATTTTCTCTTGGCGTTTGGCTTCTTCGGATTCCCTCAGTCTATCGCGTGTACTAAGTTGATTCTGCTTTCGCAGAAGTCCTACTACTTCACTAAGTAATGCTTCTTGAGTTTTTCCTGCCATATCCTTATCCCATTTTTTTGTTCTGTTCTTTTTCTCTTGCGTTCTCTTCTTTCACAAACTCATGTAAAAGGGCTAAATAGATTTCCCTCTCCCATGGTATCATATTATCCAAGTCACTCAATGAATAATTATGATGTTGCATCATCGCGAAATTCATTTTTAAATGGTTCGCTATATTGTCATGAGAAAGGGTTATATAAAAAAATCAACTAACCCTTTTAGTTCTCTCGTTTGCTTATGCCCACATTCTTTGCAAGCATACTCCATTGTATATTCTAATGCCGGAGCTTTTTCCATAAACTTTATGACCTCACCGAACTGGTCATTATTTAAACTTTCAACAAATGATACAACTTCGCTGTGCTTAGAATCTTTAGTGGAATGTATATCTTCACCACTATATATTGTTTCAATACACATAGCTACTGAATTAATAATAGCATCAGTATCCGTTGTTCTCATAGCCTTTGTTAACTTATCATTAATGCCCATCCATCTTAGATCAAGACTTATGGTATCATTAATTTTAACATGGTGATCTACTTCACCTTCTAAATTACTTATTACAACTTCATCTAGATTAACTTTTTGTGGAGTAGTTCCTTCACAGCCATCTACTTCACATTTCATATCTAGTTTAATTCCTTCACCTACAGACTTACTTCGTAGGGTAATAAAAATAAACTCTAAATCAAAGTTTGTTAATTTGTTAAAATCAATATTTGTTTCTATACAAGCTTTACAAATATTCTGAACAGATTTCTCAATAGCTATATCATCTTGTGACTCTAATGCTATTAATAAGATCTTCTCTTCTTTGACCACGTATGGTCTGTATGTTACTGTTGTCCCTGTTGAGGGTATAATCAATTCATACTTTGGGGTTGCTATAATTGGCAACATATCAATTTACTCCATATTAAAAATTAAAATAATCTATTAAACGTACTTAACGTGTCTCTCCCTATTCCCAGCATGTGTCCTACCACATCTTCGAATCCATCTATTAAACCTACACTTCTAAAGTTATCATATTCCCACGTGATACTTAATTCCATTAAACCTTCACTCTCATTACCTAATTCAATTGCACCAACTTGAATAGGATATGCATTCTCTAGTTTAACAGTGTATCCAGGAACAACATCATTAGATGCTGATAACTGTTGTATTGTCACATCACTACTATAGTCTCTCTTATAAAATGCTTTGTAGTGTTCGTGACTTGTATCTATAATCATCTCTTGCCACATATCAAAATACTTTTTAATATAGTAATCGTTAGTCATTAAGAATGTCATAGTGACTTCATCTGTTGCAGCTGAATAAGGTTTCTTTGTATTATGATGATTGTGTGTGGCTTCAGTTGTCATAATACGTTTGCCAGGCAATGTGACTGTTCTACATAATAAAAACATATCACGTGGATCGCTAATGAAATCTCCAATCCTAACACCTTGACCAGATATTAAATTACTTAATAGATTAGCTGGATTAAATTGTAATAAGCTATTCATTCCTTTTGAAGGATGACTAACATATACGGCAAATCTATTACCTCTTGCTACACCACCTCTACGGTTAATCGTAGACTTAATTGAATCTATACTTACTGGTAATGCCACTAGTATGCTCCCTTAGAATCTGACCAAACTTTCGAAGTACTAGCCTTCTTGAATGATGCTGTTTGTAAAAATATTGCTATATTCCATTCTGCAGCATTAACCTTCATAATGTTTGAGGTTACATTAGCTGTCAAATAATGTTTAAAGCACGGTTTAAAGTATTTATAACTCTTGGTTGCCATTAGCAACTTATAAGTTATCTTAAATCTAGTGGTTGCATTAAACTTTTGATTAGATGCAACATCATTTAGTTTGTCTAAAAAGATAGCACGAACTTTAGGCGGTAGGTAATGTAGGTTGATAGCATGAAATCCATCCTTCGCTGCACCTACAACAATAGCTAATGGAAATGTATCGTAGTATGGTAATGTTTCTTTATGCTTTGGATTATATGTGTACATAACCATATCACCCGGAGAAGCTCCAGCCTGTTTTCTTAATCTATCATCTGATAACACTCTGCCTGGACCTAACTTACCAAGCTTCTTTACGTTCTTAGCAAACCAATCACTTGCTTCTTTACTTCGTGCAGCTAATCCTTTACGGAATGCTTCTGCTTCTAACGCGTCAAATAAACTAGCCATTGTTAAATGTCTCCATAAGTGCTGGTCCGAATACCACCATAATATATGCTATGATAGCCATAGCAGCTATGCCACCTAACAGAAACTTTATTTTAAAATCATCCACCATCATTTTGAATCCTATTATTTCGTTCCCCAATATTCGTAGAGATATTTCTAATTTGCCGTCATTCTGTACTTGTTTAGCCATAACTATATTTATACTCTTTTCTTCAGTGTCTTCCATATTCTTTTGCCAACCTTTGTCTTGCTTGCTTTGAACTTCATTGACATTGTGCGTATACCCATTGCTTCTAATTCTTTCTCAGTCCATATCTGAAACTCATAACCTCTATCATCAGCATACTGTTTTGCATACTTCCACTTAGATGTATTCTTCATATAAGTTAATGCTTCATTAAGCTTCTTACGTTTAGGTGGTGCTACTTGTGATGATGGTTTGATCTCGACTAAAAGAGTACGGCCAGTCTGTGTTCGTATTGTAAGATCAAGAAAGTATCTATGAGGCTTACGATCTGTTGCACATATATAAGGTATGACAGTTTCTTCAGACTGCCACCACTTCACCCAGCTGGCTGTGTCTAAATGTCTGAATGCATTGCGTTCCCATAGAGATCTATAATGTATTCTATTCGCATCACCATTATATTTCTCAGGATGTTTTGGATACCATTTTCCTGAATATGTCTTTTTCATACAACTATTTATACAAACCCGTATAAATAAGTAATATACAAACAAAGGAACAAACATGAGCACAGCAGATGATATGGCCCACCTGGAAAGGGTTGGGATAAGTACAGATACTACTGGATGGACTATGCTTAGTGGTCAGCACTGGAAATACCCAGAAACTGTAGGTAATGATACTGTGATGGATGACGTAAATTTTAATAGTCATGAATCCAGTGAATATGCTATTCAACGTAGTGGGAAATTATCTCAAATGACTAATGAACCATTCATGATGTTTGAGTTCATGAAGATAGATGAAGCAGCTCAAGCAAGAAGAAGTGCTCACCTTAAACAAATGAGAGGTGAATTAAATAAAGGTAATTTAGCTGAGAAGTTCTTTAAAGAAAAAACAACAGTAGATAGTATGTCTAATGCTGAAATTAAATCAGGATCAGCAGAGGTCGCTAAAGCAATGGGTGATGTTTCATTAGAGTATATAAAGGAATTAACAACTAAAGCATCAAGGAAATACGTTGGTTCAATCTGTTTATATATGCCTACTGATATTCAAATAGCTGATACAATGTTGTATAATGAAGATACTCGTCAGTTTGCTGCAGGTGCAAATGAATTAATTACTGGTGGTATGAATGCATTTGATAGTGCAGCAGTTAAAGCTTCTAAGCAAGCAATTACTTTAGGATCAGCTGTGCTTGGTAGAGCCATGGGTTCTGGTATCATTGGTGCTTTAGCTGGTTATGGTTTAGGTGATATTGTTTCAGATGAAATGCAAAGATCTACTGGACAATTGTTAAACCCTAATGAATTTATATCGTATGCATCAACTGGATTAAGAAACTTTACATTTACTTACACACTATTACCTGACTCAGAGAATGAATCAAATCAAATTGCAGGTCTTATTAAATTTTTTAGAATGTCTGCTCATGCCACAAAAAATAGTCAGATTACAATAACAGTTCCTGATCAAGTTATTGTATCATTTCATGGAGCAAAAGATATGATTCAATTACCTCCATGTGTTATCGAATCAGTTGGTGTAACGTATAACCCAAATGTTTCATCATTCTTTAAACAAAATAATTCACCAGTTGAAGTAGGATTAACTGTAACACTTAAAGAAATAGTTCCATTGTATGCCGACGATGTCGCGGGAGGATTCTAATGTATTTTGCAAGTATAAAAAGCGTAGCGATTGATGTAGATGGATCTGGCAATTTAGATGTATTAAAAAATCTAACAGCAAAGGCAAAGGTATCTGATGCATTGATTGATAACTCAGCTTATTACCAGACAGTATCAATTGTCGATGGTGAAAGACCTGATCTTTTAAGCCAGAGATTATATGGCACAGGAATATATCATTGGACATTCTTATTACTTAATCCACAAATAAAAAATATATGGGATGACTGGCCGATGTCTTCTTCTCAACTTATAGATTATTGTACAAATAAATATCAATACTTAGCAGGCGATACTAGTGATGATTTAAATAATAAATTTTTAGTTGGTGAAACAGTTCGAGGTCAAGTATCTGGAGCATTAGGTAAAGTTAAAGAGATTCATGTTAATATGGGTTATGTCACAATAGAAAAAACATCTGGTACATTCACTGTTACTGGTGAAACTATATTTGGTCTTGATTCACAAGACTCTGTTGCATGTAACTTTGTCAAGTCACAAGCTTATGCACCTCATCATCATATCGATGACGCAGATGGATCATGGGTAACAAGACGTGCCGCTGGAACAACTGCATATAGTTATATCGATTATGAGTCTGCTGTAACTGAACAAAACAGAGATGTTAAAGTTATTAAACCAGATAACATTAGAGACATTGCAAGAAAGTTTATTAAAATTATGAATGAATAATGGCATTAAATCTAGATAGTATTAAAATAGAAGTTTCAGGTAAAGATATCAGTAAAATGGTGACTGGTGTTACCATGTATGAAAGCATATTTGGATTATTAAGGGGTGCAATTGCTGTTAAAGACGGTAGTAACTTCTTTGATAATTTCATTGGTTCAACCTTAGAAGAAGTTAATATAAGTTTCGGTTATATAGGAGCTGAATATGATTGTGGTTTTATGATGGATGGTGTTTCTAATATGAAAATTGATAAGCAACAAAAAAATTATATCATACATGTGCAATCTGTACATACTCCAGTTTTTGCACAAAGAGTAAATTCAATGTACAGTGGAACCTCAGATCAAATAATACAAAAATTATTTACAGATATTAGTGCTGAACAATCTGAACTTATTGTTGATACTGTGTGTGATACCTCTGGTAGATACATTGCTCCAAACATTACAGCAAGAGAAGCTTTAGGTGTGTTGGTAAACAATGCTTATGATAATGAAAAGACTGGAATGTTTTTATACGAGAGACTTATTGACGCTACTGCAGTTAGATTAACTTCATTAAACTCAATGTTTAATAATAATTTTGTAGACTCTGCTGGTGATCCTGTATCAGTGAAATCCAGTTCTGTAGATATGGAAACTACTTTTACTGATATAGTAGGAACAGCTAATCAATTTGAATTAAAAGAATACAATATGGACTTCATACAAAAATTAGAAGATGGTGTGTATGGTGAAGAAGTAAATGTTATTAATCTAGATGAAACAACACGTGTTAATAATGTAACAAAAGAATACACGTCTATTCCTAAAACTAAATTTAAATTAAGTAATAAATTATACGATGAGAATGTAAAAAGTATATTCTCTACACGAGGTGATGTTGCAGTTAGTTCTATAGTCAATCATAAAATCAGAGAATTTAATACTGCGATGGAAATAACAGGTATGGTAGCACTGCCAAATTTAGGTGTAGGTATGTCAATTGATCTTCAATTAGGTGGAGGTAACGTTTCAAGTAGTAAACAAGATGGCGTGTATATAATTAAACATATACAACATAACTTTACACAAGATGGTGGCGAGTATTCATACTCACAAAATTTAGGACTAGCGAGAAACTAATGGATATGAGATTTGGAACAGTTGTTGATATTAATGATCCTGAGAAACTTGGTAGGGTTAAAGTAAATGTATATAGTGTTCATGACAATATAGAAACAACACATCTTAG